GCAGGGGACTTTATAAATTTCTATTACACAAAAAGAATTGATGATGTAGGAGCTTATACTAATGCAACTGATGTTCCTTACAGATTTATACCTTGTATGATAATGGGTTTATCTTATTATCTAGCTTTAAAATATGCACCACAAAGAGTTCAAGAATTAAAATTATTATATGAAGATGAATTAAAAAGAGCTGAGTCGGAAGATGGTTCTTCTAATTCTACTTATATATCTCCTAAAATATATTTTCCAGGACTAAGCTAATGTCTAGTTTTTCACAAGGTAAATTTGCTTTAGCGATATCAGATAGATCTGGCATGGCTTTTCCATACAATGAAATGGTTACAGAATGGAATGGTGCTTTTGTGCATATGTCAGAGTACGAACCTAAACAACCACAGCTACAACCAAAGCCAACTAATGCAGATCCACAAGCTTTACAAAAAGCAAGACCTGCAAGAACAGAATTTGCAACAGAAGATTTTTTACCTAATAATCCTTTTTCTGTTCCAAGTCAGTCTAAAATTTTAACTGTTAATGCTGCCAACAGTGGGTTAGTAAATGGAGATATTGTAAGACTTAGAGATCTTAAAACTCCTGTAGATAGTTCAGCTTTTCCAAACTCTGTCCCTATTGTAGAAGTGGAATTATCGACCACACTTACAGCAGATATTACAGAAACAGCAACTTCAATTACTGTGGCGGACGCACAATGGTTTCCTAATTCAGGTTATTTTGTTATTGAAAAAATTAATAGCGAAACGGGTATGTATGAAAATGAAACAATTAAATTTAGTTCCGTAAATCGTGGGACTAATACATTTACAATTGAACAAAGAGGGACTTCTGCCTCTTTTAGAGGGCGGTCTCCTGCACCAACAACAGCTAATTCTCATCCTTCTGGAGCTAAAATATTTGGTGGTTGGGAAGCAACTATGGTACAAACAACTTTTGTTAATGACGCTAATACTACTATTACTGAAGAAAATAGTTTTACAATAAGTCTAGATGGTGGAGGCGTTGTACCTGGTGATGTATCAGGTGGTGGTTTGCAGTGTACATACGGCCCAATAAATGATAGAGCTTAATTATGGCATATACATACGCAACACTTACAACAGCAATTAGAGACTACACAGAAGTAGATGACGGAGTTTTTACTCAAGCTATTATAGATGATTTTATTATGTCTGCGGAACATAGAATTAATATTGATTGTCCTATGGATTCAGATAGATTTGTAGACGAAGGGACAATGGCAGCCGATGTAAATAATATAAGAGTTCCTGGAGGAGCTTTATTTATAAGAGGTGTAGAAGTATTTAATGTAGCTAACTCTACTGAAGCAGGTACTTGGTTAGAAAAAAAAGATCAAACTTATTTAGCAGAATATATAGGAAGAGAAACAGGTCCGGAAGGAGATTTAACTGGTCAAGATGTTACTGGAAAACCTAAATATTACGCCATGTTTGGTGGAGCAACAGGATTAACTGACACTACTTCAGGATCTATTTATTTAGCACCTACTCCAGACGTTAATTATATATTTAGAATATATTATAATAAGCAAACAGATGGATTATCGGCAAATAATACAACAACTTATATAAGCCAATACTTCCCACAAGGCCTATTACATGCTTGCTTAGTTGAAGCATTTGGTTATTTAAAAGGTCCAATGGATATGTTGACATACTATGAAAATAGATATAAAACTGCAATACAACAGTTTGCAGGAATGCAACTGGGGAGAAGAAGAAGAGACGATTACACTGACGGAACAGTTAGGATACAAGTCAAATCACCTTCACCGTAAATTAATTAGGAGATAAAATTATGGCAATAACATCAGCAGTTTGTAATACTTTTAAAACAGAAGCTTTAAGAGCAATACACAATTTTACACAAGGTGGAAATACTTTTAGACTGGCATTATACACAAGTTCAGCAACATTAAATAAATCAACAACTGCGTATACTACATCTAACGAAGTAGCTAATGGTAATGGTTATACTACTAAAGGAGCGGCGTTAACAAATGTAACACCTGCTTTATCTGGTGACACAGCTTGTTGTGATTTTGCTAACATTTCTTTTACATCAGCTTCATTTACAGCTAACGGTTGTTTGATTTTTAATGATACAGCTGCCAATGATCCATCAGTTTGTGCAATTGCATTTGGTGGAGATAAAACTGTAACAAGTGGAACTTTTACAATAGAATTTCCAGCAGCAGACGCATCTAACGCTATACTTAGAATAGCATAAGGAGTTACTCCTTATGTCGGTAATTAGAACCTTTACAGTAACGGTAGTTGGTGGTAACCCATCTAATCATCCGTACCACAACTTTGGTTCTTCTAATAAGTATGCAATTAACGGTTCAACTGCGACTGCAGATGTAACTTTATATATTGCTGAATCTGGAACATATAAATTTGATCAATCAGATAGCTCTAATAGTAATCACCCATTAAGATTTTCTACAACCGCAAACGGAACTCACTCTGGAGGCTCAGAGTATACTACTGGTGTAACCACAAATGGGACACCTGGACAGGCAGGAGCGTACACACAAATTACTGTAGCTGCCTCTGCTCCAACTTTATATTATTATTGTACTAATCACTCTGGAATGGGTTGGACTGCAAATACTCCAACTGCAAATACTTGGAGTATGTTTACTTGGGGGTTAAACAATTGGGGTGAACAAGGTGAAATCACTACAACTCTTACTGGACTTTCAAATACATCGGCTATTGGTTCACTTACAACTGAAATTGTAGAAAGTGTAGGTTGGGGATCTGATTCTTGGGGCATAGAAAACTGGGGTGCTTCCGGTTTATTGGTACCAGTAACAGGGGTATCAACTACATCATCTGTTGGATCAATTTCACCAATTCAAGAAACAGTTGGGTTAATAGGAGTATCGGCAACTTCTGCAGTAGGTTCACCAACTGCAAGATCTGATATTTCATTACTAGTAACAGGAGTATCGGCTACATCATCTTTTGGTGCAATTTCACCTGCGTTGCTTCAAACAGTAAATTTAACAGGACTTGCAATGACTTCTTCTGAAGGATCTATTGCACCTATATCAGATGAAGAGGTAGGACTAACAGGTCAATCTACAACTGTTACTTTAGGGGGTTTAATTATTTTTGCAGGAGCCACTTTAACACCGGCAGGAACTGGTGCAACTTCTGCTGTAGGTTCATTAGAGGTAACTTCAAATCCTTTACCATTTACACTATCTGGAGTTTCAGCAACATCTGCAGTAGGTTCAATATCACCTGCTGATGTAATAGAATTAACAGGCGTTTCGGCAACTTCTACAGTAGGGTCTTTGACAAGCGACATTGGACAGATTTTAACCGGAGTATCAGCAACTTCTTCTGTAGGATCTGTACTTGCAGGAATAGGGGTTTCATTAACAGGATTATCAACAACATCATCTGTAGGTGCAATTTCACCTAACGATGTAATGGGATTAATAGGGGTAGAAGCAGTAACTAGTGTTGGCAACGTAGGAACTCTAGGATATAGACATATTACAGCAACACAAAGTGCTGGTTACACAACTGTAACTCATGCTTAAAAACCGTTGACTTTATGAATATAAGTAATATAAATTAAACATCTAATTAGGAGAACAAAATTATGGCATCCACTTATACAAACCTTGGTGTAGAGCTAATGGCAACCGGCGAAAACGCTGGTACTTGGGGAACAAAAACTAACGCTAATTTAAACCTTGCAGAACAATTGCTTGGTGGTTTTAAAATTCAAACTTTAAATGCCGCAGGTGCAGGAGCTAACACTACTAATATGTTAGTAGCAGATGGAGCTTTAACAGGTGCCGCTCAGAACAGAGTTATTATTCTTGGTGCAGTATCACCACAAGCAATTACAGGAAACAAAGTTGTAACATTTCCTCTTCTTGCAGAAACTTTTTATTTTATAAAAAACAGCACATCAGGTGCATACACAGTACAGTTAAAAGCAATCTCTGGTTCAGGAGCCACAGTTACTTTTTCAGCAACTGACAAAGGATATAAAGCTGTATATCTTGATGGTGTTGCAACTAACACTGGAGTTATTGAAATACCTTTATCTCCAGCAGATGGTGTTACACTTACTGGAACACAGACTTTAACAAATAAAACTTTAACAAATCCTATTTTAAGTCCCACTGCAACAACAGCTGGTAAGGTAGAATTTTTAGAAGGTACAAACAATGGTACAAATAAAGCAACTTTAATAGGTCCTGCTTCAACAGCAGATGTTACACTAACATTACCAGCATCAACTGACACATTAGTTGGTAAAGCTACAACAGATACTTTAACAAACAAAACAATTAATGGTTCACAATTAATTAATGCAACAGTACCTCTTGCTAAATTAGCTAATGGTACAGACGGTAACATAATTTCTTATGATGCTAGTGGTGCAGTAGTTGCAGTAGCAACAGGAAATTCAGGACAGATTTTAACTTCAGCAGGTTCTGGAGCCCCGCCTACTTTTGCAGATGCAGCAGCAGGTGGAACAGATTGGCAAGCAGTTAAAACAAGTGGTTATACAGCAGTAGCTGGTCAAGGTATTTTTGCAAATACAGCAGGTGGAGCTTTTACAGTAACACTTCCAAGTTCACCATCAATTGGTGATGAAGTAACTATTGTTGATTATGGAGGAACTTTTGATACAGCTAATTTAACTGTTGGAAGAAATTCTCAAAAGATACAAGGTGCGTCAGCAGATTTAACAGTAGCAACAGAAAGAGCCGGCTTCACGTTAGCCTTCACAGATGGAACTCAAGGTTGGCTTCTAAAAAATAATTAAGGAGTTAAATGAGTATATTTAGAACTATAAGAGGAATGGCCATTAGGTCTTACGCAGGTGATCCAGCTAATCCTATTACCGGACAAATTTGGTTTAATACAGTTACAAAAAAATTAAGAGCTAGAAATAATTCAGCTACCATAACGATTACAACGTCTTAAAATTATGACTACTTATAAAGAAATATCTGGAAAATATGTAAGGTCGGTATCAAGTGATCCTCCTGCAGCTTTAGGTACAGGTGAGATTTGGTATAATACAAGTAGCAATACTTTTAAAACAGTTGGTGAAGTATTTTCTTGGTCCAGTGGTGCAAACTTACCTGGTGTTAGATGGAATACATCTGGAGCAGGAACTCAAACTGCAGGATTAGTTTTTGGTGGATCAACAGGACCTTCATTAGGTACTTTTTTAAATACGACATTTGAATATAACGGTTCATCATGGACATCCTCACCAACTACTCCTATAAGTTCTATTAATATGTTTAGTGCCGGTACACAAACAACTGCAATTGGTGGTGGTGGACTAGCTTCAAATGGATCACAGAGCACTTCAGCGTTTACATTTAATGGTTCATCTTGGACAGGAATTACAAATACACCTTATGACAGTAAAGGTGCAGGTGGTGCAGGAACAAGTACGGCAGCTTTAATATATGGAAGTGATGTAGGTCCTTCTGATAACAAGGCAACAAGGTCTTGGAATGGTTCTTCATGGTCATCTGAAGGTAATTTAAGTGATTCGTTTGCAAATGGTGCAAGTGGTGGCCCTACAGAAAATTCAGCTTTTGCTGCAGGAGCACCTGTTCCAACCACATCAACAAGATTTGAAATATATAATGGTTCAGCATGGTCATCTGGACCATCTATGAATACAGCAGTTAAAAATAATAGAGGATTTGGTTCATCTGCAGATTGTTTATCTATTGGAGGATATAATAGAATTGTTGGTGTTGAAAGATTTGATGGTTCATCTTGGGCAGTAGCAGATAGTATGAGTACAGGAAGAAAACAATTTGCATCAGCTAATAATAATGCATCCGGTGTTTCAAATGGTTGGGTAGGTGGAGGAGCAGATGGAGATGACTCAGTTGAAGAATTTAGTGGAGTAGCTACAGTGCAAACTGTATCTTCAAGTTGATAATGAAGAAAATTTATAATATAAAATTAATAACAAAGGAGTAAAAATTATGTCACTATTTATATATGGAACAGCTACAAACACAGGTAAGGGATTTTTTACCCATCAAGATAGATTAGATTTTTTTCTTTCAGGTCACCCAGGAAATGTATGGGTTGTTGGTAATAATGAAAAAGGTGCTGTGTGGTTAGCTAGCAAAAATGGTATTACAAAATCAAAAGCAGAAGCACAAGCTATTGTAGATGCAGAAACAACTAGAGCACAAACAGAATGGGACGCATTAACTGATGAACAAAAAATTATGTCACCAGGTAGACCCGGAAATATAACTTTACCGTAAGGAATTTATAATGTCAGATTACAACGTAATTGCAGGATTAAAAATTAAATACCTATCTGCAGATCCTTCGAATCCAGAAGATGGTCAGGTGTGGTATAATTCTTCTGCAAGCAAATTGCGTGTTGAAGGTGTTTTAGGAACTGGTGCATGGTCAGCAGGTGGTGTTGCAAATACAGCTGTTTATGAACTTGCAGGAGCAGGAACTCAAACAGCAGCATTAAAAATGGGTGGTTCTCCTAATGGATCATCTTCTACAAACGCAACAGAAGAATATAATGGTTCTTCTTGGACAAGTGTGAATGGAATGCCTGGTTCTCTTTCTTATACACAAGGGTGTGGAACACAAACTGCAGGATTAATTGCAGGAGGTGCGGCAATTCCATCTTACGCATCAACTACTACTTTTGAATATGATGGAACTAATTGGGCTAGTAGTGGAGCATTAGCTACACCCACAGGATCTTGTGGACAATTAGCAGGTATTCAAACTGCATCATTAATTGCAGGTGGCGATCAAGTACCTGGTCCGAGACAAATATCAACTGTTGCAGAATATAATGGTTCTACTTGGACTAATGTAACTAGTTTACCCGCAGCAAGAAGAAATCAAGGAGTTGCTGGAACACAGACAGCTGGATTATTTGCTGGTGGTCAACCTAATACAAATACTACTGTAGAGTATGATGGCACAAATTGGACATCAGGAGGAAGCTTACCTGCCAATCGTAGAGGTATGGGTGGTGCAGGCACATCATCTCTTGCAATTGGTTTTGGAGGTAATCCAGGATCTTCACCTGGTCAATTAGCTATTACATTAGATTATAATGGAACATCTTGGAGTGAAGGAGCAACTATGGGAACAGCAATACAATTAATGGGGTACTCAAGTTCTTCTCCATCTACATCTACAATTAAATTTGGAGGTGCAAGTCCTATAACAACAGCAACAGAAGAATATACTGTCCCTAGTGGTACTTCAAACATAACTTCAAGTTAACTTGACTTATAAATTTAAATAGTTATATTAAACTTATTCAATGAAAGGAATACACAATGACTGAAAAAAGAAATATTCATGCGCTAATAGAAAAAGAAGCTCCTAGCTTAAATAATTTGCTTGATCCTAATGACGTACAAGAATTTAAAGAACTAACAAATGAGCTTAGAGATACTTGGACTAAAAAACAAGTGTTCAGAACTGAAACAGAAATGAGAATGTCTGTTCTTCAAGACGCTAAGTACCCAACTAAAGCTTCAAAGTATTGGCAATGTGTCAGAGAACAAAATGTATTTTTAGAAAATTTAATGAATTTATCTTTTGATGCTAGACGTAATGAAGTTAAAATAAAAAGATTACAAGAAAAATTATTAGCAGAAGAAGATCCTTTAAAAAAAGAATTATTTCAAATTGATATAGATGAGAAAACTTATTCTGTTGCTAATATGCAATTAGTAGCTCGTGATAGAATGAGAGAAATTAAATTATGGTCAACTCTTAAAAAAGAATTTAACGATGGTTCATTTGATGACAAAGATGTTAACACTCATCAACTAGATTCATATCATTTAATAATGAAAAATAAAGCAGAGACATTAACATCAGGCTCTAGTCAACCAGAAGTTTTTAATGTATTAGGACAATTACAAACTATAGAAAGAGTTAAAAAATCAGGAGAAATGATCTATAACAAGAAAGAGAAATTGACTAATGACCTCGGAGCCAAACCAGAATAGAAAACTATTTTTTTTAGTAGCACAACCTAGATCGGGTAATACTTTATTTGCAAGTATTATGAATCAGAACCCTGAGATAGCTGCGACTGCTAATTCTATAACATTAGAGATAATGAAAGATCTACATCTATTAAAAAAAACTGATGTCTTTCAAAATTTCCCTGATCATAGATCCTTGGATAATGTATTAGATTCAGTCTACGATACTTTTTATAAAGATTGGCCACAAAAAGTAATCATTGACCGGGGACCTGTAACGACACCAAGTAATTTTCAGTTAGTGCAAAAACACTTTAAGCGACCTTTTAAATGTATTATATTACTTAGAAATTTAATGGATGTTCTTGCAAGCTATATGCAATGGTATACAAAAAACCCTGATGCCTTTCCTAATAGATATAATCTAAATACCGATGAAGAAAAATTAAGTATGCTTATGAATAAAAATGGTGCTGTTGCTAAAGAGTTAGACGCAATTCAAAATTCATACAACTATCCAGGTATGTGTCACTATATAAAATATGATGATATGGTTACAAATCCCGAACAAGAGTTTAGAAAAATATATCAATTTATAGGTGAGCCTTACTTTAAACACAACTTTGAAAACCCAAGTGATGTAAAAGTTAATGGTTTAACTTATGATGATAAAATTATGGGTAGTAATATGCATAAACTATTTGCAGGTAAAGTTAGAAAAGTATATAACCCGTACATTGAAAAAATTCCAGAAAGAATAAAAGAAAAATATGGACACATTAAATTTTAAAGTATGTCCTTTAGGGCAAACTGTTTTAAAGTATCAAGTTCCGCTTGATATATTTACTGCTATTAACGATATTTATGAAACAAAATATCCAACATTACCTCCTGCTAATAAACAATTAGTTGGTAAAATTGAAAAGGAACATAGTTTATTTTATCAAGGTAGAGATACTTCAAAAATGCACCATCACAATATGTTAACAAATAATGTATTACAATGGATTGATACAGCTATGGGTCACTATTTAGATTTCAATAAAATTACAGGTCATAAAAAATCTTTAAACTCTATTTGGATTAATCAAATGTTTGAACATGAATACAATCCAGTGCACGTGCACCAAGGAACTTTGTATACAGGTTTATCAAGTGTTATGATTTTAAAATTACCTAAATCTTTTGGTGTGGAATACTCTTCAAAACATATTCCAACAAATGGTATGCTACAAATACTAGGAAATTCTTCCGGACAATTTGCGTCATGTGATTACGCTCCCGATATTATTGAGAGAGATTTTTATATATTTCCATATGATATGAGACATTGTGTTTATCCTTTTAATGGACCAGGATATAGAAGAACACTATCTGCAAATTGTGATGTAGAATATAACCCAATAATAAATAGAGGAAGGAGCTAATGTACGAAAATAAACTGATTACAGAACCTAAATGGAAGAGTTGGATTATTCAAACAACAACACCTTTATTTACACCTAATCAATGTAGACAAATTATTGAATCAGGTAGAGCACAAAAACCACAAGAAGCACAAGTGGGTATAAATAAACCAGGTGGCGCGACTGATACTAAAAAAAGAGTAACAACAATAAGTTGGATTCCGTTTCAAGAAATGGGACATATGTATCAAGATCTAAATACATTTATACAAAAAGCAAATGGAAATCATTTTGGTTTTGGAGATATACAAGTTACAGAAAATGCTCAGTTTACAGAGTATCCTGAAGGAGGATTCTATGATTGGCATATGGATTGTGATGTGAACATGGAACACGAGCCACCTGTAAGAAAAATATCAATGACTGTTTTATTAAACGATCCAGCAGAATTTGAAGGTGGAGATTTAGAATTAATGGCTCCAGGTAAATTTGCAAATCTTAAACAAGGTCATGCAATTTGTTTTGCATCGTTTTTAAATCACAGAGTTAACCCAGTTACCAGAGGTATGAGACAATCTCTTGTTGTTTGGTTTGGAGGCAAAGCTTTTAGATGATTAGAGAAGAATTTTTTCCTACCAGTGTTTTTGGTAAAGATATAAAATTAGATAATAATAAACTAGCACAAGACATTGTTAACTGGTCTAATCAAGATCAGGGATTACAGAAAACAAATTACAAAGGATGGCATTCTACAACCGACATGGCCTCAAAGCCAGAGTATCAACCTTTAGTCAACGAACTAATAATTATGTGTAAAGAAATGTTTAAAGAAGAGTGGTTAGATAGAGAACCCGTTCTTGGTAATATGTGGGCTAACATAAATCCTAAAGAAGGAATGAACCAACCACACATACACTCTAACTCATTATTCTCAGGTGTGTATTATGTTAAGTCAAACCCACAAGCTGGTAGACTTAAAATATATGACCCAAGACCAGGAGCACAAATAGTAATACCTGCAAGAAAAGAAGGTAAACCACCTAAACATTTATGGAGAGATGTAAATATTGACCCTATTCCAGGACGTATGATAATGTTTCCTGCATGGTTATGGCATAGTGTTGAACCTAATGAATCAAATGATATAAGAATATCAGTAAGTTTTAATTTTATACAACATGGCTTTTAATAAATATCAAGTAATAAAAGGTGCTATTAGTTATGAGTTAGCTAATTTTATATTTAATTATTTCTTACTTAAAAGAGATGCAGTTAAATATATGTACGAGAATAACATTACTTATGACAATGGAATGTTTGGAACATGGAAAGATTTTATGGTACCAAATACTTACGGTCATTATGCAGACCATGTAATGGAAACCTTATTAATGAAAGTATTACCAGTAATGCAAAAAGAAACCGAATTAGACCTATGTCCTACGTATTCGTATGCAAGGTTATACAAACATGGTGATAAATTAAAACGACATAAAGATAGACCAAGCTGTGAGATATCTACTACAATAAATTTAGGGGGTGAGCCATGGGCAATCTTTCTAGAAGGCACAAAAGTCCTGCTTGAAATAGGGGATATGCTAGTATATAGTGGCTGTGATCTTGAACATTGGCGAGAGCCTTTTGAAGGAAACATATGCGGTCAAGTATTTCTACACTATAATCATGTAAATGGCCCATTTGCTGAGAAAAACAAATTTGATGGGAGAGCTATGTTAGGTCTACCATCAGGAATAAAATAGTATTATAATGAGGCTATATGTTACAAAAATTAGGGATTGCACCAGGATTCAACAAACAGGTATCAGATACAGGGGCCGAAGGTCAATGGATTGACGGTGACAATGTTCGTTTTAGATATGGTAGCCCAGAAAAAATAGGTGGTTGCATACAGTTAGGGGGTGATAAACTCACAGGTGCCGCAAGAGCTCTTCATCATTGGGATAATAATGCTGGTCTTAAATATGCAGCAATAGGTACTAATAGAATTTTATACGCTTTTTCAGGTGGTGCTTTTTATGATATTCATCCAATTAGATTAACTTTAACTAGTTGTACTTTTGCCAGTGATGGGTCTACTACAGTTACTGTGACCTGTTCAGCAGTTCATGATTTAAAAGATGATGACATAGTTTTATTTTCTAACACTACTATTCCAGGTGGATCTAGTTTATCGGCAGCTACTTTTAATGATGTAAAATTCATGATTACAAGTGTTCCAACTTCAACTACCTTTACAATTACATTACCAGCAAATGTTACAGGAACAACTTTAGCTTCAGGAAATACTTCAACAACAATTCAAATTTATTATTCAGTAGGCCCAGCTCAACAAGTTTCAGGTTTTGGTTTTGGTACAGGTTTATTTGGAGGTACTTCTCCCGGTCCTGCAACCTCTACTCTTGCAACTGCATTAACGGATACAACAACAACTAACATTGTTCTTGCTAGTTCAAACTCATTTCCGGCATCAGGGACTATAAGAATAGGTACAGAAGATATATCCTACACAGCAAATAACACAGGAACAAATACTTTAAGCGGCGGTGCTAGAAATGTAAATGGTACGACCGCATCTACACATTCTCAAAATGATTTAGTTACAAATGTAAGTTTATTTATTGGATGGGGACAAGCTTCTACTGTAGCGTCTAGCCCTTTCGACCCCGGGTTATGGGTACTCGATAACTATGGTTCTAAACTAATTGCTCTTATATATAATAATGAATGTTTTGAATGGGATGCTGCGGCAGCAGCTGCAACTTCAACCAGAGCAACAATAATTGCTAATGCTCCTACAGCATCACGTCATGTATTAGTATCAACCCCAGATAGACACTTAGTATTCTTTGGAACTGAAACTACAATTGGAGATAAAAATTCACAAGATGATATGTTTATAAGATTTTCAGATCAAGAAGAATTAAATGAGTATACTGTAAAAGCAGAAAATACAGCCGGTACTCAAAGATTAGCGGCTGGTTCTAAAATTATGGGGGCTTCTAAAGGTAGGGATGCAATTTATATTTGGACAGATACAGCATTGTTTTTAATGCAATTTGTAGGCCAACCTTTTACATTTGCTTTTTCACAAGTTGGAAATAACTGTGGGTTGTTAGGTAAGAATGCATCTTCCGAAGTTGATGGTGTTGCTTATTGGATGTCAGAAAATGGTTTCTTTGTGTATGATGGTCAATTAAGATCTATGCCTTGTTTGGTAGAAGACTATGTCTTTGACGATTTAAATACTATCCCTAGAGATTTAATTTATGCAGGAACCAATAATTTATTTGGAGAAATTTCTTGGTTTTACCCAACGTTAGTTTCAAATGTAGTAAATAGAAATGTTACTTATAACTATTTAGATTCTACAACCCAACGTCCTGTATGGACAACAGGAAATTTAGCTAGAACAACTTGGCAAGATTCGGCTGTTTTTGATAAACCCCATGCTACTAAATATAATGCTAGTGACAACTCAGATGATGTTGTTGGCAATACTGAAGGAAGTAGTATATACTTTAAACAGGAAACGGGAAAAGATGAAGCAACCAATTCAGGAACTACTACTATTGCAGCAACAATTACTTCTGGTGATTTTGATATAACTCAAAAAAGATCATCTTCAGGAGCGGTCGCAGGAATGCCAGATATTAGAGGAGACGGTGAATACATTATGAGAATAAGTAGATTTATACCAGATTTTATTAGTCAAACAGGTGCGGCTCAGATTAGTTTTGTTACTAAAGATTATGCAAATAGTACGGGAGTTACTACAAATTTTACAAACGTTACTGAAAATACATTAAAAAAAGATATTAGATTACGAGCTAGATCTATAGCTGTCAAAGTATCTAACACAGGTGTTGGAGAAGATTGGAAACTTGGTACGTTTAGATTAGATATACATCCAGGAGGGAGAAGATAATGCCGGTAGGAAACAAATTTGCTGAATCACAAGGTCTTAGTTATGTTCCTAATGATGCATATTTACAAGAAGATTTTAAAGGTAGTACACCATTAAATTTTAATAATATAAGTAGTTCTGGAATTATGTCTCAAGCTCCTGTTGCTAAACCCTTACAATATATACGGGAAAGTGATGGCGGCGGTGATGGTGATGATGATGGAACTCCTCCTGGTCCTAAAGGTCCTAGTGGTATCACAGGATATGACAGTTTAGGTAACCCTATAAGTGAGGACATGAGTATAGGAAATGTAGCTAAAACTGCTTTTGGTTTTCTTACAAATCCTCTAGGTTTTTTAGGAATGAAAGCATACCGAGCATATAAAAATAAAAAAGAAAAACAAAAACTTCAAGATTTTTATAATACTACTCAAGCTAAAACAACTCAGGATATGGCAAGAGATAACAAGGATAGTAATACTGGTGGTTATCAAGCAGGGTATGGTAGTGATTTTATGGAGGGTACTGGTAGAGGTAGGGGAAATGCACCTAGTGATAAAGGTGGTTCCGATACAATGGGATCAAGTGCAGATGGTGGAATTATTGGACACGGTGGCAATGGTGGACTTCCTGGAAAAAGAGTGGGTAACTATAACACTACAGTTAGAACCGGATACTTCTTTGGTGGTAGAGTAAATTTTAAAAACGGAGGCTTAGCAAGTATTTTATAATGGCTAAACTCGTACAATCGTTAACTAAAGCAAGTAAAGAATATGACGAGAGAACTTCTCAATCGTTAGTAAGAGACATTAATGGTATCCTAACAAAATTAAATTCTTCTTTTCAAGAAGAAGTAAAACAAGAGATAGAAGCTAAAAGTTTCTTTTTAGAATAATGGCAGTAGTAAACCAATATAAATTTAAAGGTATACAAGGTAGTACTAATGCAAGTGCATTAGTTCCATTGGGTACAGGTAATCCTTTAGTTAATGAGACTATAATTATTAAATCATTACTTGTTACATCTGCATCTACACCAACGGTAACTGTTAAAAATAATAGTATTACAGCTATTAAGTCAGCGGCTTTGACAGCTAATGTTACTACAGAATTATTAACCCAACCATTAATAGTAGAAGGTGGTACACTTTTTACAGTACAATCAAGTAACTCAGGAGCGTTTGATATAGCTATCAGTTACTTAAACATCAAAAAGGAAAAAATAGACTAATGAAAATATATGACGCTAAAGTAGAAGAAACTTACAGACACCTCGAGACTGGTGAGATTTTTAAGGAAAGAAAAGACTGGGAAGCCAAGGGTTATAAGGCAGAAGAGATGGCACAGGACGTAAAAGTTATCATGCCTGCTCTTGATTTGTCTGCAGAAACAAAGTAAAACGGATAAACTAGGATTAAATTATGGCAATTTCAAGAATGCAACAACCCAGACAAATGTATAACCAAGGTGGCTTAGGGGCTTTAGATGCTCCAAGACAGAACTATGGTTTTGGTAGCTTTGTAAAGAAAGCTGTACGTGGTGTTAAGAAAATTGTTAAAAGTCCATTAGGTAAAGCTGCTTTAGGTGCTGCTATAGGTTTTGGTATACCGGGAACTAATTTTGGTGGTT